ATAGTCAATGCAAGTTCAATCAACTTCATCTTGTCTTCCAGGCGGTCAACAAGTTCTACGTCAACAATATTATATTCAATAAACTTCTGCCACCCTTTGGTATAGAAATCTTTAAAGGTATCAAACTCAGAGTGGTCTAGTTTCTTTTGACCCAACTCAACCTCAGCTATATAGTCTAGGCGGTAAGATTCTTGTGCTTTATAAGTAAACTTCTTATACAAATCAAGATAGTCTAGTTGAGTCAATCCACCGACATCAAATACGATTTGCTTTCTACCTTGAATATAAATTTCACCTTCAGTTACAAGACCCCAATTAGAGAAACGCTTCATCAGTTTCTCTCCAAGCACCCTATTAAGACGCTTGCAGATATACGGAATATCGAACATCTGAATGTTCCATCCGGTCACAACATCAGGGACATCTTGCATCCAATAATTAATGAAGTGACTTAACAACTCATGCTCCGAAGGGCAGTAATGATAAGTAACATTCTTCTGCTTATTCACAAAAGGTTTAACACCCCAAGTAATTATTTGCTTGGTGGTGTAGTCCTGAATGGTAATGGCAAGAATTTCTTCTGATGCCGATTCAACATCAGGGAATCCTCTTTCAGCAGTGGTCTCAATATCAAGCGTCACAAGTTTAATCTGACTGATGTCAAACTTAATCTCATCCTCAGGATACTTTTCAGAAATGTATTGATAGATGTATCGATCATTACCATAAATGGCAAATCCATCTACCTCATCATACTTCTTATAGAATTCTCTACAATCTCTTACAGTTCCTGGGTGGATTTTTTCTACAGTATCCCCAGTTAAGGTTTTATACTTTGTTTGTTTTTTTGATTTTACAAAAAGTGTAGGAAAGAATTCATCTCTAAACTCAAATCGCATACCATCATCAACTCCTCTAACAAGGAATTGATTACCAATCAACTGAACATTAGTATAAAACTTCATTCGTCGTCGTCATTAAAAAAAGAACCGAATTGACCCCTACTACCAGGTTCTCTACTATCAAGAATATCCATAATTTCGTCAAACTTTTTAGTCTGCTCCATATCCATTAGGATTTCGGATAGTTGTTTGACAACTAAAGGTTTCTCATTTACTGCAGCTGATTTGATTGCAGCACGAATATGAGATTCTGCATCACATAGATGCTCAAGAGTTTGTTTAGATAGTGCCATTACTTAGTCAGGTCCTCATACTTTTCGATTAGAGTTGGAGTCGGATCTACAATAGTGATAATTTTATCAGAACTAATCATAAAGACATCTTCTCTGGTTGCATCCATCATCCAAGATTCTAACATACCACCTTCTACTAGAAGAAAAGGATTGGTCAGTTTGCAATCTGGTTCTCCAGGAACAGATGCAGCAACCTCATCAATTTGTGATACCAATACCTGGTTGTTCGTCAGTAGAATTGCTTTGATCGTCTTGTCCATAATTTAAAACATCCTCAGTGTACATTTTTTCTAATTGTTTGACTGGATTTACCATGGTCACTAACCAGTCGGAAGGAATTGGAATAACTTCATCTTCGGAAAGAGCAATCCAAGGAATCAAAGAAACTTCAAATCCTGCTTTCACTTTACGCTTTTCCTTATCAAGAATTCCAGGATTCTTCATTTTTACTAAACATGGTCTACGAAGAAAATAACCAATGACCTTTTGTTCTTCATCTTCTCCTACAGCCATTTCATTAATATCTGAGATGAGTTCTTCCCCAGACTTTAGAATCATAAGTTTAATAGTCATTTTCCACCAGTGTCGTATCCAAATTGGTCATCTTCTTCTTTTAGTTTACGTTGACGAATATCTTCGTGCAGTTTTGCAATGGCGGCACGAATTTCGGGAGTATCATCATATTCCCATTCATCATTCTTCTTGTTCTTAAATGATTTCTTACCCATAGAGAATTATTTTTATATATTCTACCAAGAAAAAAGAGGGGTGTCAACTGGATTTTGCCAGTTACCCCTCAGCGACGACGATATTCAGTTTTATTTATGGTGTGGTTAGGTATAAGTTTGTGGGTGGACCATTAGGGTAGTATGCTAGAGATGGGACCACCGATAAAAATAGTCATAAACATTCCAACAGTGAGAGTGGCGGCCGTAAAATTCATAAGTCGTCCTCTGTAAGTACGTAAATATTTAGAAAAAAGTGTATCACTATGATACACTTTTGTATCAACCATGGCAAAAGTTTGTTGCCAATCAATGACAATTATCAATTTACTGAATAGCAAGTGGTTGTAGTCGGTCAAGGATCTCACGATATGCGGGGACTATATCACCTTCGTCATTCCTGAATAGATCTTTATCAAATCTTTCGTCACTGCCAATCTTCCACAGCCTCATACTATCAGGACTAATCTCATCAGCAAGTAGCAACTCACCATGGGCAGTATATCCATACTCAACTTTGAAATCTACAAGATCAATACCTAAGATATAAAACATCTGGCGGAGGTAATCATTAATCTCTAGAGTCATCTTAACAAAAGGTTCTGGATCATATCCCATCAGACGCACACGGTCTGGTGTAAGTAGAGGATCATGCTTATTGTCATCCTTCAAAAAGAACTCCACAATCGGTTGCGGTAGTGGCGTACCTTCTGTCAGAGTTGTCTCACGAACAATAGATCCAGCAGCACGATTTCTACAGATAACTTCCAGTGGAACAATGTCTACCTTCTTACAGATCATTTTATTAGCACCAACCATATTAATATAATGAGTTGGAATATGTTCCTTAGAAAGTTTCTCAAAAATTAAAGCAGAGATACTACAACAGAGAGATCCTTTTCCTAAAGGATGGTCTTCCTTCTCTCCGTTCCCTGCAGTGACTTTATCATGATACTCAATGATGACTTGCTCTGCATCATCACCTTGATACACAGTTTTTACCTTTCCTTCGGTAATTACTTTCATAAAAAAGAGGGTGTTTTATCACCCTCTAGTATAGCATAGATGTCAATTAAAACCAAACTACTTTTTAAAAGTACTAGTACTACCACCACCAGATGTATATGAACTAGATTTTTTAAATCCTTTACTATCAAATGGTTTACCAACACTTGATGGGGTATTTTTACCATAGAATCTACCACCAGGACTAAACAACTTATTACCCCTATTCAAACTGACAACATTTCCTGTACTTCCACTACCTTTAGGATCGCCAACAATTTTTGTTCTAACATAATTAGTTCCCCCAGTTTTGTTTGTACGAACAGCTTTAAATTGAGTCTGGCGAGTTGGACCAGATGCTTGAGTATTCCCGCCAGTAGCACCAGCAGATTTATTACCAGTTGCTGTGGGTACTGCCATCTTATACACGGTCTTATATTTGTTCTTTGCCCCAAACGGAAGGCCACGTTTATCCAATCTAGTTTCTTTAGATCTGCTTGATGCTTCAGGTTTTGGTGGTGGATCTGTTGTTCGTCTGCTGTTCCTGTTTGGTGGTTCTACAGTTGTTTTTTTACTAGTTGGTTGTGGTTTGTCTGCCTGTCTTTCTGCCTTTCTTTCTGCCTTTTCCTTCTGCCTCTGTTTCTTTTCTTTATTGTTGTTTTTATCTCCACCGCCACCAATTCTACCACTGACATTAATGCCACCGCTAACGGTGGTCTTCATTCTACCCTTCTCTGAAGATGCTGAATATGATTGTCCTGGATTATCAATTGCTTTACTAACAGCACTCTTGACTTTGGCATCTGTAGTCTTTGCAGCAACTGCTCCACGAGAAAGATTTACATTACCACTAATGTCAGTGTTTGCTTTAGCAGCTCCTCCACCACCCAATGCTAATGCAGTTCCAAGGGCTGCCGCAGCAACCCTTTTACGGAGACCCTCTTGTAGTTCCTCATCCTCACAAGCACGAAGTTCACATTCCAATATAAAATGATTAAACGTTTTCATGCTTTTAATACACGATACTGATTATAAGTTATTTAGTTAAAACCAAATCTTTTTATTATGGTGTTCTGGGACGACTCTTCCAAGAGTAATACTTAGTAACCCATCCTCAAATACAACTGATCTAACTTCCGTTTCTTCTGCCAGTGTCCAAGTTCTGGTGAAAGATCGTTGAGCCATTCCTCTATGGACATATGTTTTTTCGGACTCAGTATCCTCCCTTTGTCCTTCGACAAAGAGTTTTCCGTCTTGTGTGTAGACATTTACTTCTTTCTTCTTAAATCCTGCAAGTGCAATTTCTAGTAGCGACTCTACATTACTAACCTCAATTAAGTTATAGGGAGGGTAGTTTGTCTGTGTCTCATGTAGGTCGAACACTCTATTTAGGTAATCATGCATACCAATGCTGTTTTTAGAAATTTTATCTAATAGCACAGGCAAATCTGCAGCAGTATACCTTGTAAGGTTTCCCATGATTCTTAGCTCCTTTAAAAGCGAGTTTGTGTTGTGTGGACCCCGAAGGCATCCGATATATTTATAACATGACAACAAAAAAAGAGGAACGGTAATAACCGAACCTCTTTATAAGGGTTTCCGACTTTTGTAGAGACCGCACGAAAGGTCTCATCCTTATTTATCAATCCTTATGAACGACTGGATTTTTTGCAACATCAATGAAAGAAGGGCGGAGAATAGGATCTTCTTTTTTAATAAAGTTTGCAAAATTCTCACCTGCTACAATTGGAATAGCAGTTGCATGAGATTGATTGAACTTAAGTTCTTGCTCTTTACAGTACTCATTGTAAACACTAACAAAACGACAGACAAATAAAGTATATCCTTTAATAGTGCGATTACCTTGAGTAATATCAGCCTGAGTCAGGCACTTCTTAACAGGAACTGATGCAATTGCTTGTTTTGGTGCTCCAGATTTTTCAAGAATCTTTCGTGTAGCAAGTGCTTCCTTTTCCCTATCAGCAAAATAGTGACGCATCATATCACCGAATGAATCAATCCCGTCATTCTTTTCATTCACGTCAGCAATGAGTGTAGAGAAAGTAGAGAGGAAAAAAGATCCACCTCGAACAAAGTTTCCAAAAACTTCTTTTTCGCAGTTATCTGCAGAAAACACATCTACATGAGTTTCAAGGAAGCGTTTTACAAACTCGTCTCCAGCTTCTTTTCGTGCCTTATCAAC